ATATTTATTTAGTAATTTATAGATTTACCAAGAAGTCATTGAAGAGTTCGATTTTCTTCTCATCAAGTTCTCTTGAGATTGTGAGTTGTTCAACTCTATTTTTGAGATTAGATACACTCTTCTCACGAAGAATGCTACCTTCCCAAACCCACTCTTTGCCTTCCATAATGCCTTCGACAAAAGCATCTGGTGCAGAGGGATCTGCAACAATGTCAGCAGCAGTAGCGAGCATAAAATCGTCCGCTACAATGTTGACGCCTTCATTGTTTTGCTTAAGTGAACCAATACCTCTTGAGGAAACTCCAAGTTTCACTCCCTCAGAGAGTAGTGATTCAGCGATCTTACCCATTGGGGTAGATAAAATCTTTGCTTTACCAATAAAATTGCTTCCATTCTCTTTGAGAGAAACAATCTTATGGGATACGCGATCCAAGTTTACGGTTGGACCGTCAGGGTGACCAAGTTCTCCAAGGGCACGACCTGAGTTAACATAACTCTCGTTATATCTACCAACTTCCCGGCGAAGAGTTTCCATAGGATACATTCTGCCATTGCGGTTTTTAATATTCCCCTGCAGGAATACTCCCTCAATGTAGAGTGATTTCTTGCCGTTCTTTCCTTCGGCAATGAAAACTTTTACTTCTTCGATTTCTTCTCTGATGAGTTTCATTGCTTTAATTAGGATGCTTGTACTTGTTGAATGTGAACTGTACCTGTGTTTGCTGCAGTTAAAACTGCAACTTTTATTGACTTTCTTAGAGTTCCAGTATTGGTTGACGCTAAGGTATCAGTCACAGATGCAGAGTCGTGATCAACTGTAATTCTAGTGCTGTAGTAACCACCGGTTGCTGCAGTATTATTGATATTAGTTACAATTTTATGAGTAAAATCAAAGTTTGATTGTCCAGCAACTGTAAGTGATACAGCATCTCCAACATTAAATGGAGATCCAGTGCCTTCGTGGAAATCAATAATTGTACTTGCGCCGGTTGTAATGCCAGCAACACCGTTAGATCTAACTGCACCCAAAGAGATAACCTCTGGATCAGTTGATGACACAAAGTAACTTTGACTCGTCGCTACAGGATTGGTCCCGATAGCAACGTGAACTCCCTCAGTCACCGCAACAACTCTAATCGAATCAGATTGCATAGCAATGGCGTCCGATTGAACTGAAGTTGTGCCAGAAGCAAAAGTTGTATTTACTCCTACTGGATTTAATGCTGACATTATTTTACTCAGGAACTAGTATTTCTATTTATTGTTCTTGTGAATACTCATCTTCAACCGCTGCCTCTTGGGAAGGGTCAAACATCTGAGATGCAACTTGTGGTCTTAGAGTACCAATTTTATCTGCAGATTTTGCATATAGAACGTCTTTAATCGCGTCACTAATTTGCGACGGACTCTCATCCGTGGCAATTAAGTTCATTAATTCTTCCATTTTAATTTCTAAAGAATCAGTTTTATTTATATATTTAGATCTCCATCGACTTTGGGATCTTTACTTCAGGTGCCTCAGTTGAGGAACCATCAGACTCTGGTTCCATAACTGGAGCACCTAAATCTCCACCAGAATCACTAGGTAAAGGTTCACCAGACACTGGATCAATAGGCATATTTGGATCAGGGATAATACCATCTTTGATTTCTTTTTCAATCTTTTTATTCTCTTCAATAATCTCACTATCAGTCTGGCGTAAGATATGGCGTCTAACGTAATCCTGAGAGTAATACCTACCAATATAAGGTTCAGCAGTAGCAAGGAGATTGAGCCTTTCGGTCATCAATTCTGCTTCTTTAAGTTCAGTGAAGTGATTGTCATACAAGAAGTCATATTGAATATGCTCCTCCATTACATCCCAATCTTCAAGAGTAATGATGTTCTTGAGAAGCAACTGAGTCTTCAGCATATCTTGGAACATGAATGAGAATCTCTTTCTCAAACGTCCAACAAACTTACTGAACTTAACCTCGTCTCTCAGAATCTCTGATGAACGACCAAGATTAAATCCACCATCTCCACCGATTCTACTCTCGGGGATGTTGAGTGACTTATAAAGTTTCTTCAGGAAGTACTGGATATCAGAAATTTCTCCAAGGTTTTGTCCACCTGGCAGAGTAGTAATCTCTGTACCACGACCACCTTCACGGCGAGGGAGCCAGAAATCTTCCATCATACTCATCATTTTATTGTCATCACGGAGTTCACCGGTCTGAGCATTATAGACAAGTTTATTACGATAACGATTCATAACGTCACGCAGATATTGTTCTGACTTAACCTTGGGTAGATTACCAACATCAATATAGAAAATTCTACGTTCTGGTGCTCTGGATAATCTATAGATGACCAGAGAATCCTCAATCATTCTAAGTTGATTGAGTGATTTGATTGCCTTATGTAAATAAGACAATACAAGTCCTTTGTTTCTATCAACCAAACCAGAGGTGCAATATGTAATTGCATCTTTGGTAAATTTTACACTCTCATGCTTACTATTTGTAACATAAGAGAAATCACCTTGACCCGTGGTGCTGGTTGGTGTATATAAGAAGTACTCCTCAATCTCTGGATAATCATATCTCATAGGAGTATTAGGATTAGTATAACCCCTCAAAGAAGGACCTTTTGCTGGATTGACAGCACTTTGAATTGAAGTTTTATCCCCTTGGTCTTTGAGTTTACGAATATAACGCATCTTCAATGCGTCAATGTAACGCAACTCTTGAATACCCTCATTGGGTCTCTTTAAGTCGATTACTTTATGATAGTAGAGTCTACCATCAACGTACCAGTTGCGATATATCTCGTGTGCCTTTCTATCAAAATCTAAAAGTTCAAGGATTAACTTGAATTCTTTTCGGATAATCTTTTTTATACCTTCGCTTGCATTAAGGTTTGACAGTTCAATCTGTACAGGACTGTCATATGTATCAGAAACAATTGCTTCATTTACAACATCTTCGATAGCACTATCCACTTCTGGGTGTAGTGACATCTCTCGATATCTACGAATGAGTTCTGACTCATTCTTGTAGACTCCTTCCAAGTCTAAATATGAACCATAAAATCCAGCGCCTGAAGAGGCATAATAATCAACCCCGTCCGCTTCATTGGGCGGTACGGGGGACTGATTATTAGTGGGGTCATTATCCCCCTCAATTGAAAAACCAAATAATCTAGATGCCATTATTCCAGTAGAGCAGTAGTCTTCTTACTGCTCTATTTATAGAATCAAATTAAGCGATGATTTGACCAGTCTCGTCACCTTCTCCAGCGGACCAATACTGGACCTGGAATTCAACGGTGAATTCTTCAATGGTGTCGCCAGTGTCGTATGACAGGTCTATCTGTGATACGTTTGTTGGGAACACATCGAAGAAGCGATATGATCTCAGATATGATGAAGTAATGTTTCCACCTGCATTTGCAGGGTCAGTTCCGTCACTGGTTTCTGAGAATCTACCAGTGTTATAACCACGACCTAATTGACGAACATATGCGTCTGCCATATATGATGTTGGCTTAGTCGCACCAGAAGCGTTGTCGAGCTTACTGATTGCGTTCGTCCAACCTTCAAACTGAGATCTCAGTAGGAAGTCTTCATCATTGATGATGGTTACGGTCCAGGTATCAAAGGTACGGTCTCCCGCAACTTTGAGGGTTCTTCCTCTAAAAGGTACATCGATAGGAGCGATGTTTGATGCAGGCAGTGCTGCAGACTTACACATGAAACGGAATGTTTCTTGTTCAGTTGCTCCCCATTGTGCACCGTTCTCAGAGTTAAGAGCAGCAACAGGGAATGCTGGGAAGTCTACTTCAAACAGGTTAGGGCGAGCGCCGCCTCCCTGAAGTCTAGACTTAAAGTTTGAGATAGTTCTTAATGCCATTGTGGGTTCCTCTTGGTGATTTTATTATATGTATTAAGATCAGACGCGACCTGCGACTTCTTGGAAACTAATTCCAGTTCTAGTAGCAACAAATGTCAATTCGACATAGTTGATGGACTTGGATGGTTTCAGGAAGATGTCAGCTCTAAACTCATTGTTGTCAATGATGTCAGGAGTGTTGTTTGATTCGTCACAAATTACCCGGAAGTCAATAAGTCCTCTCTTAGATTGGATATCACGAAGGAATGGTTCAGTGATGTTCACAAAGTTTGCTCTCGTGATCTCATCATTGAATTCAAAAAGTTGAGCATCTGCTGCTCTCTTCAGTGATTGTTCGATAAAGAGGAAGAGGCGACGGACGTTGATTCTATCAAACGCGGATGCATATGCTAGACCAGTCTTATCACCAAAGAGTACAACACCTGTTCCAGGTTGGTTGATGACAGGGTTGATTCTGTTTTGATACAAGAGATCACGCTCTGCCTTGGTTGGGTTGTATGCCAACTTAACAGAGTTCAGCAGTATACCACGCTGGAGACCAGCAGGTGAGAACCAAGGGAATGAATCTCTGGTTGTTCTTGCCATCAGACCTGCGATATCAGCGTTACCTGGGATGTAACGGAAGACATCGTTAAAGCGGTCATAGACATACTTGTATGCTGAGTCAAATACAACATAAGATGAGGAGGAGATTGGCGAGAAGAAGTCAATGACATTCGCTGTCTGAGTTGTCGAGTTGCTGATGTTAACAACGTCAGTTCTTTCAGGTGAGACAACACCAACACAATCTTGTCTGGTTTCGCAGATAGTGATGATCTTGTTTGCTTTTGCCTGTGATGCTTCCTTAGATCCGAGTCCAGGACCCATGATCAAGAAGTCAATGGCAGTCTCAGAGTCATCAAGGAACTTGTCGTATGCTGCAGTTGTATCTCCGAGGTCAACTGTATATGAACCAGATGCCTCAGGATCTTCATTACCATCGTAGTTCTTACCACCAAGCAGGGAATAAGTTACGTTGCCAAGTGAGGAGTATGTAACGCCTTGTGCGTTCTGTCCCCACAGACCTTGACCGGTTGTAAGAGCAGTAAATCCACTGCTGTATCCCGTTGCGGTTGGAGTGGTGCCATGGAAAGAATCATCTGCCTGAGACGCATTGTATCCAGCAAAGAGAATCTCAGAGCGATTAGCAAGGAAGGTCTTGTAGTAGATTCTAGTTGGAGAGTTGACGCTTGATACTGCGTCCTTCGCCTTAGACAGGAAGAGGTGCTTCTCAAGAATAGTTGCCTGGTTACCTGTGACTGTTCCGTCATCATCAACAACAACGACATGCATAGCATCACCTTTACCACTTCTGTTAAGTGAGAATGCGTTAGTTACAGGTCTTGGTGCGATAGTCTTCCAGAAGATCGTAGCGTTATCAAGTCCAAGAGTTTGTTGCTCATACCAGTCAAGTGAGGTTACAATAGATGATGCGGGAACGTCGGTGCCAGCACCTTCAGTTTTTGCAATACCAGCAGCAGTGATGAACTTAACAGTCTGTCCAGCAAGGACGGAAGTTGTTGAGTTACCCTTAGCATAGACAATTGCAGTCTCCGTACCTGCGGTAGAGACTCTTGACGTTACCTTAACGTCAACGGTTGATTCGCCACTTGAGTCTGTAGTAAAACCAACAACGATACCCTTCAGGTAACCATCGAAGGTTGATACCGTACCAGATCCAGGCAGGCTGCTAGTGATTCCTACAGAGAATCCAAGACCAACTTGTACACCTAGTCTTCCAAGATCGGATGTAGTAATGCCGACTGTTTGGTCTGCAAGATCATCAATCTGACAAACTTTAGCGTTATTCAACCAAGAACCTGGGTTCTTACCAGCATATACAAAATTATTTGCTGAAGAATATGACTCATTATAGTCATCAAAGTTTTTGATTAACAGCGTGGTTGTTGATGCAATACCAACACCAGCGTTTGCGTTCTTCAGTGAGGAGCCGCTCATGCGGACAATCCTCATTGAACCACCGTATGCGAGGTATGATGATGCACTCATCCAATACTCAAAGTGATTATCTGCACTCGAGGGTTCGCCAAAAACTTGTATCAGTCCCGCTTCATCTTCAATAAAGACTGGTTCCTCTACAGGTCCCTGTGCAAATGGAGCAGCGAAACCACCAGTCGATGGGTTCACATTATCAGCTCTTCCTACTGTTAAATCAACTTCTCTGATCCTTACACCAGGAGATAATTGTGGAGTCGCCATGTTGTGTTTCTCCGTGTCCTAAAAATTAACTAAAACTATTTATTGTTTAGGATCTTTAGAACGGGGAAACAATGCATGAACAACCTACCAGTCAGGATACTCCCACTCCGGTATCTTTTTTTTCTTCTTCTTAGTCTTCTTGACTCTATTTATTGTACACTCTTTACACTCATACGAATAAGAGGATGCTAACTCATATTTATTTTTACGTGTCTTATAAAAACCATCAATCAGGTCTTTAGTAACACCACAAGTTCTACACGTCCTCTCAGTAAGAAATAAATGATTTACCCCATACTGTTCGTCAAGTTCCATCAATTATACTCCCACATATGTGTTAGGTCCCCATACTCACCAACTGATGCTTTAGACCAACGGTCACCATCAGCATCAACAAAACTATTATCTTCTA